TGTACCCCCTGGACTACGACAACCGCTCCTACGGCTTCTCCGTGCGTCCTTGCCGAGAATTGCATTGAAACCATTGACAACTGCCGGCGCCTATTTGCCAGGCGCCGGCATAACCACACACACAAATGAACAAACGCCCCATTGCCACCTCGCGCATCATCCATAGCGGAATAGGAGACAGCGCCGTCGTTTCCATCCTCATGGCCATGGCCACCTGGACCAGAAAAAGCCGCAAGAGGAAGGAGTACTTCCGCCACGTCGTGCGGATTGCAAAGCTGGACCCGGAAGAGGCGGACGATTATATCCACTTCGTAGCCACCGCCGCCTCCATGGCCCTCCAGGGACAAGTCCACGTATCAACCAGCCTAAAAATGAGGAAAAAATCATGAAAGCGCCATTTACCACCCCCCCCCTACAATACAGCAACGGCCCACGGGCACAAGGATATCTGCGCCGGCTGTCCTCGCCGCATCCACGGAAAATGCAGGTGGGAACCCGGAGACTACTGCCAGGCCATCCGCTCAAAATAAACACTAAAGCCATGAAGACCATCGAACAATTCACAAGCAAACAAGCCGCGCAGCGGTTTTCTGAAAAAATAAGACAGGCGGCCCCCGTCTCATGTTCTGGCGTCTATGTTATGAACCACCGCTACGCCTGCACCGTCACCGGCGACTTCACCCAGGAGCAGCTCCAGCAAGCTAAACTGTAACGCCATGGAAAAGAACAGAACAGCCCGGGAACTTGCGGAGATCCGGATGGATGACACCCGCATCGCCGTCTACCAAGGCATCGCTCTCTACAAAGAGGAACTTTGCAAGCACCTCATGTCCTTCTACAAGGGAGAGCTGGCCGTGTATGTAAAAAGCGCCGACGTCTTCCACCAGCCCGTCCACATCCACATCGGCAAAGGGGGCCACGTCTACATCGAGAACGGCGGCGAGGATTACTTCGTGGGAGAGGACCGCCTGGAGATGATCATCGACGAACTCTGCGCCGGGCGCGTTTACCAGAACGGGAAATACTCCAGGAGGGTCGGCTTCCTGCTAGCGCCATTAAAGAAGACCCTGCCGATGCCCTTCGACCATATACTCCCGCCTTTTTGACGTATGAAGAAGATCATGTTCTCACACAAATGGGGCCTTCAACAGGCCGTCATCGACGGAACGAAGACCACCACACTCCGAATCATCCCAGAGAAGACCATCAAGGCCTCGAAGGATCCGGCCAACCCCTTCGACTATCCGGACCGGGAGAAGCTCATCCTGGCCGCCCCCTATAAAGTGGGCGACGTCGTGGCCGTGGCCGAATCCTACCAGGACGTCTTCTCGCCCCTGGACTGGGTGAACCGACTCATCCACCAGGACGAGCCGGGCTGGAAGAACAAGATGTACGTGAGCGCCGACCTCATGCGCTACTTCATCCTCATCACCGGCGTCTCCGCCAGAGAGGTTCAGAGTCTCACGGAGGAAGAGCTGCTGGCCGACGGCCTTCACGCCTTCCGGGATGCAGCGCTCCAGGCCCGGCCAACCCTGGCCAAGGAGTGCCGGAACGACCGCCTGGTCCCGGAGTTTTTCTTCCAGACCATGCACCTGGACATCCAGAAAGACAACGCCCTGGTGTACCGCTACACCTTCGAGCTCTGCCGGCGAGGCACCTGCCGCGTCTGCGGCTGCACGGAGACATCCCCGTGTTTATACTGGCGCCACGGAGTCGCCCAGCCCTGCTGGTGGTTCGATGCCTCCGAGACGCTCTGTAGCCACTGTGCAATTCCGGAGATAGCCAACAGTCCGGACACCGTTCATTGCGTGAACGATAACCGCCCCTGCCACTGATATGGAACCGACCGCAGAAAGACTATATCGATGGCCGTCTGATTGGATGGCGCTCAAACAGGATTTTCAGAACGTATTCGGTTTATCGATGGTTGATCTATATGACCCGCTGATGAGCTGGATAGAACAGCGCTTCTGTATAGACTTGGTATCCTTCGACGCTTATCTTCATTCTCGTTTTGGGGAATACGAGAATAGCAACCGAAGTATGGAAGATATAATCCGGGAGAATTACGGCCCGGAGGGGTTAAAACTAATAAATGTGCTAATATGATTTACGGATATTTACGTGTGTCGTCCGATGAGCAGGACGTAAACTCCCAGAAGCAGGGAGTGGAAGGCTTCGCTAAAGAAAAAGGATGGGCCATCGATGAGTATATTACGGATGAAGGCGTGTCCGGCGGAAAGGACCCATCCAAGCGAAACTTGGGCCCGCTGCTACAAAAGCTCCACAAGGGGGATATTGTAATCTGCTCGGAGATAAGCCGCCTCGGCCGAGACTTGTACATGGTGATGGACATCCTGCATTTTTGTATGCAGCAGGAGTGCATTATCTACACTGTCAAGGACAGGTTCACCCTGGGGGATGATATCCAGTCCAAGGTGCTGGCCTTCGCCTTTGGCTTGGCGGCCGAGATTGAGCGCCAGATGATCCGGCAGCGCACCAAGGAAGGACTGAAGCTCCGCATGAAGATGGGCTCCCTGGTGGGGCGGCCATACATAGACCGTGAAGCCGGCGAACGCTCGCAGACGGACGCCCGGAAGAAGCTGGAGGGTAACAAGGAGCAGGTGATCACCCAGTTCCGATGGGGCGTGCCATTTCGGCGCCTGGCCGCAAATTTCGACGTAGACAGGAATACACTGTACCGTTACCTTATCGAGTGGGGATGCTACGACTCAGTGGATGCGGACGGAGGCGCCAAGCGCCGGGCATGGCTGGAAGAACAGGCTGCAAAGCAGGCAGCCAGGCACCAGTCGCAGTACCGGGAGCAATACAAGGAGACACCCCTTCAGATTGTGGAATTGGATCGGGATAAGATGCTCAAACTCATCCAAGCGGGCCTTATCCTTCCGGATATCGCAAATCAGTTTCCGGACCTTACCTATGAACAAGTCTATGACACTGTTCTGGCGGACCGTCAGTTTAACACGGAATACCGGAAGTTTGGACAGAAGAAATGCACAAAAAAGAAATGAAACGGAAACCTTGGACACAAGAGGAACGCGAACTACTGAAGGAGCTATACTCAAGGACCGACATCTTCGTCTCCGACATGCAGCGCATCTTGGGACGTTCCTCCTCACAAATTTATCAAAAGGCAGCCGCCCTGGGCCTTAGGAGACCAGAGGAGATACGTGTGATATCCGGCCAGATACTCTCACAATCCGAGGCGGCCAAGGCCACCCGCTTCCGAAAGGGCTCCATTCCGCCAAACAAAGGGAAGAGAATGAGCCCGGAGCTGTACGCTAAGTGCGCCCCCACCATGTTTAAGAAGGGGAATACTCCAGGAAACCATAAACCAGTAGGCAGCGAGCGCGTAAATGTGGATGGCTATATTGAAAGGAAAGTCGCGGAGCCTAATAAATGGGAATGCAAGCACCGCATCATTTGGAAGCAGGCTCACGGCGACATACCCAAAGGCTACAACATCCAGTTCAAGGACGGGAACCCATTGAACTGCATCCTGGAGAATCTCTATATCATATCTCGCGCCGAGCAGATGCAAACCCAGAACTCACTTATGGCCCGCTATCCGAAGGAGCTTCAGAAGGTAATCCGTCTCCGTGGCGCCGTTAAAAGGCAGATAACGTTGCATAACAAGAAACTGAATAAACATGAGTAACAAATCCCTTTCACTGGATACGCTGAAAGCGCACCTTTTCGATGCACTGGAAGGCGTGAAGAATCTTTCCGACCCAAATGCCTCGGAAGAAGATAAGACCTCCATCGAGCAGGCCAAAGTCATCGCAGACCTAAGCGGCAAGGTAATCGACATCTACAAGGTTCAGGTGGATGCCTTGAAGACGCTTAACCAGATGGACAATGTAGGCTCCCTCCGTTCTATGGCAATTGGTCTTGGTGTGACGAGCGAAGAAAACATCAAATAAATCCAGGACCCGGAGGAACATCACCCACTGCTGCCAAGAGAAGCGCAAGCACTGCGGGAAATTCCGGTGGTTCCATTTTAACGACGACCCGTTCACCTTCCACCCCAATCACTCACGCCCATGAAAAAGCCCCACATCACCCAGTACTGCATCCGCGGGAACTCCCGGATGACCAAGAAAAAGGAGATTATCTCCGGGCCCTTCGACACCCAGGCCAAGGCCCTGGAAACTCTCGCCTATATGGCCAAATACTACAGAAAAACCCACACCTACGCGCGTGTGGCAAAAATGAAATAGAACCAGGCATGACACTCCAGGAGGAATACCGGGCGCAGCGCGAAAAGCTGGCCACCGGCTACGGTTTCGGGGATTTTATCGACATGTTCGCCGCCCCGACGGAGCCGCCTGTTTTCCTGTCCGTCCGCGTCAGGATGGAGCAGGCCTTCCGCCTGCTGGAGCTGGTGTCCGACCCCAAGACCATCACGGACATCGTGCCGCCGGTACCCTACCTGGGCGTCGCGGCTCACGAAATCAGGACCGTCGTGGACTTCATCGATGACTCCATCGAGCGATACAGCAGGAAGAAGGACCTGGTGGAAGTCATCAAGAACATCCGGACCATCCTGTCCGTCTCCCTGGATCACGTCAAAGACAACAATCCCAGCGCATGAACTACACCACCGCATAGGCCGGAAACCAGCGCCCTGGAGCACCCTCCGGGGCTTTTTCGTACCCCAGGGGAGGAAACCCGCCGGCTGCCCGGCCTGTGGCCGGAATAGCGGCCGGCGTCAAGCCCTGTTTTTGGCGGCTTTTTAGGACTTCTCGGGGCATCTGACGCTCTGGACAGGGAAATCTTCATAGCGAGAAAAAAGCCGTCAAAAATAGACCTTTTTCAAGGCGCCCGCCAGGGCGCAAGAGGAACATCTGAACTGGATCTGAACTGTGTTTCAGTTCTGTTCGAGGATCCCCGCCTCGCTTCTCCACCCCTTTCCCAAGGAAAAATGAAAAAACTGAACTGGGCGTAATATATTGGGAATCAGCGCGAAAACCCCAATATATTATTATATTTATTTAAAAAATAGAGACACCTTGTAAAAAATGAGGAAAAATCTGAACTTTTGAACTGTGTCCCGTCCCATGCTGATAATCAAATGGTTAATCAGTTCACATTCAGCACTGTGGCAGCACTGTAGCATCAGCACTGTGTGCTGAACTGCCAGCACTGTCCAAAACGGCCCACAGTGCTGGAGTGTACTGCCATAATAGCCTAATAATCAGTATTATAGTATTTGTCAGTTCAGAAGTTCAGATTTTTTGCACTTTTGAACAAGGAGGGGGTGTTTGAGTCAGAAAATCCGGAAAATTTTTATATTTATTCGCAGAGGGTCCCAGTCCCCGGAAAAGACCGAGATTTTTTTGATATTTGCGCCATGGCTCCAGACATCACCAATACCCAGACGGTCACAGTGAAGGTACTCCCGGCTCTCCGGGCGTACATCCTCGCCGTAAACAATGACTCCGACATCATCCTCCCGAGCCGTGAGTCCAGGCTGTGGGGCCTGGTGAAGATGCACCTGGCCACCATCCCGCCGGATTACAAGCCGACACCAGCAGGCGGATCGGAGAGCTGCATCCGGATCGGCATCTACAAGACCAAGCGCCAGGAGTACAACCGGAACGCCCGCCGCGTCATCTACCAGGAGACCCTCTTCCGCGACTATCTGACACCCGCCGGTCAGAAGGCCATCGCCGACTATCTCACCAGGTACTTCAAGCAGACCTTCAGGAGTTACATGTCCGGAGCCCTGGGCAATAACGACGAGCTCTCCATCCACGACGCCATCCTCCAGTTCTGCGCGCTTTACAAGATAAACATGGACATCATCACCTACGAGATGCTCCGGAAGGACTGGTTCCGCTTCCGCCGCCGGCACCCTGCCGGATATGTAATTCCGATAGAAAACAAAGACTTTTAGAAAAAAGTCACCCCCCGAGAAGTCCCACTTTTTAGCGTTCATTTTCGCCAGTTATGACAGAAATCTCCAGCCACTTCGCACTCATCGACCCCGATCTCATCCGCGAGACCATGAAGCTCCAGCGCGTCACCTATATCCCGACCGGTTCCCAGGAGTTCAACTGTATCGCGCCCGTCTCCCTCACCCAGACGCCATCCACCGGCAACTCCGGAACCGTCTGGAACATCTCCTTCAGGGCGGTGACGAAAGACTGCGCGGTGCGTGAGTATAACGGCAGCCGCTATTACATCGCCGTCATCATGAGCGACGGGTCTGCCAGGATCATCGGTACAGCTTCGGAGGTTCCCCTGGTGACTGTGACCCCGTACGGGAACTCCAGCGAAGTCGCCACCACCTTCAGAGCTGCCGTTCCTATCGACCTGTAGCGGGTTTTCTGTCCTATTTTATACCGTTTCGGCTGCGTAATTTTGCGAAAACGGTATAATATGAAGCACAAACCACAGCCGACCATTGTCTTCCTCACTGACATCCCCGCTCCGGCTTCCGGAGACCAGGAGCTCATTGTCATCTCCGACGAAGACAAAAAGGCATACCGCGAGGCCATCGTCAAGCCCTCCGCCTCCCTCCTTGCATATCCTTCCGACTTTTCCGACCCGGAGATCCAGGCCGGAAGCATCGCATACCATCCCATTTTCGGCACCATTTCCTACCGCTCCTGGTGGCGCTTCTCCACGGCCCAGTTCATGGCCGACCTGAAAGCCGCCGAAGAGAACCCGAACATCTACGGCCACCTCATCCATGTGGACAGCGGCGGCGGTGACGCCTTCGGGCTCCATGAGGCCTTCGAGCTGGTGCGCGACCTGAAGAAGCCCTGCGTGGCCGTCATCGAGTCCTGCGGTGGTTCCGCCGGTTACTACCTGGCAGCTGCCGCCGATAAGGTGTACGCCTCGGCGGAGTTCTCCATGGTGGGTTGCATCGGCATCGCCTCCGTCATCGTGGACGACTCCGAGTACTGGGAGAAGTCCGGCGTCAAGTTCCGGACGCTGGTCTCCAACTACTCGCCCCTGAAGAACAAGATCTTCCACGACGCCGAGGAAGGGAAGACGAAGGAATACGTGGAGCGCTACCTGGACCCCATGGCGCTCCAGTTCATCAACGACGTGAAGTCCGTCAGGCCTTCCGTCTCCGAAGCCGCCCAGCAGGGCGACACGTTCTACACCCAGGAGGCCATCGCCGCCGGGCTCATCGACGGGAAGAAGTCCGTGGATGACGTTCTGGACGAGATGCTCTCCGAAGCAGCTGCTGCCATCGAGAAGCAGCACATCGAACAGATAACTCCATCCGTAGATATTAACACCTTAAATTTCAACTAGTAATGAAGAAATTTGTTACCAGGCTGAAGGCCGTGGCCGAGAAGCTGGGCCTCCAAGCCAAACTCGCCGACAAATCCCTGTCTGCCGAAGAGCAGAAGCAGATTGTCGCGGAGTACCACAAAATCCACGGCGAGGGCTCCTTTGACGCCGACAAGGCGGAGTTCGAGGCCGAGCAGAAGACCGCCAAGGAGAACGCAGCCCTCCAGGCGACCTTCGCGTCCGTCGCCCAGGAGCTGGGTGTAGACGTCACCGCCGAACAGGCCAAGACTCCGGAAGGACAGGCCAAGATTCTGGGCGCCATCTCCGACCTGAAGGAGACCATCACCAAGATGGGCGCACAGAGTCAGGACCCCAAGCCCGAGGCCACCGTCGTGGCTCCCGTAGCCGTGACCGGTCTCCACACTGCCGAGGCTGCCTTCGGCATCAAGCACCCGTTCTACGCCACCACCAAGCGCTACAACCGTATCCTGGTGGAAGGCAAGATCACCGGCACCCCTTCCAAGGCTGACCGCGACACCCTGGAGGCCGACGTGACCGCCTACGCCGAAGGGCTCACCGCCCGCTACGCCGAACTGAAGGAAGCCGGCCTCCTGACCGCCATCCGTCAGGGCACCGTGGATCTCACCGCCCTGTCCACCGACACCGAGATCGGCACCCGTCAGTTCAACATCCGCCGCGATATGCTCATCGCGCGCATCGTCACCCTGCCTTCCCTGGCCGACATCTTCCCCACGGTGTCCAACGTCCAGAGCGGTCAGGTGATCACCAACGTCCTCCTGTCCGAGGTCTCCCAGTCCTACCAGGCCGGTGAGGTCTTCAAGGGCGGCGCCGAGTTCATGCCGGAGAAGGCCATCGTCCACGACGCCATGGCCAAGGTCCTGTTCGAGGATATGAAGCAGCTGGAGTACAGCTACCTCAATTATCTGAACCGCGAGGGCTCCGACCCCGTGAAGTGGACCCTCATCGAGTGGATCATCCTCCAGCTGGCCACCCAGATCAACAACGAGCGCGTATCCCGCTCTATCGTAGGTGTGCGTGTGGAGCCCGTCAAGGGTGTAGCCTCTCCTGCCAACTTCGCATCCACCGGCGTCATCTGGCGCCTCATCTCTCTGTTCGAGGGCAAGAAGCTCCTGCCCTTCACGGACAGCGCCCTGGCCGACTACAGCGCCGCCGACTTCGGTGACGTGGTGGTCGCCTTCGTGGAGAAGATCAAGGTGGTCCAGCCGGAGCTCGGCAAGAAAATGACCATCTACCTGAACGCCACCCACATCCCCCTGTACCGCAAATGGTACCGTGCCACCTTCGGCAAGGACATGGACTTCGAGGGCGAGGCAAAGAACAAGGTGCCCTACCACGACAACCCTATCAAGTGGGTGCCTAACATGGGCAACCTGAAGTTCATGTTCGCCACCATCGATGGCAACATCGAACTGCTCCAGAACTTGCCCGGCGAGGAGTACAACACCAAGTTCGAGCGCCATCTGGAGGAGGTTATGGCCTACTCCTACTGGAAGGAAGGCTCCAGCGCGAGCTTCGTCGGCAAGGCGTTCCAGACCCTGGCCGCCCTCATCGCCAACGCAGGCGCGGGCCAGTACGTGTTCATGAACTGGCCGGTGATCGAAATCGCCGCCGACGCTACCACCCCGTCCGTCAAGGACGCATCCGGTGCCGACCTGGGCTTCCTCCTGAAGACCAACGCGAACACCAAGGCCACCGCCATCACCGACATCCTCGGCGCCAAAGCCGGCGTGGTTTACCGCATCGAGTGCGGCAGCACCACCAACGCCACCACCATCGCCAAGAGTGGCAAGTTCGCCAAACTCACGGCAGCATGGGAGCCCAGCGCCGTAGGTGCCTACCTGAAGGTGTACTACAACCCGGCCGATGACGAGTTCATCGAGGTAGCCCGCGGCTAATCTTGTAACCAAGGAGGACCGGTCCATCCGGCTCTCCTTTAATAAGCTACAGCCATGAAGAAAGTACCTACCATTGCATCCGTAACGGACCACGAAACCCAAGGGAAGCGTATCTACACCGACATCTTCCTCATCCCGGAGGATTCCGTAGACCTGTCCACCGAGCCGGAGATCGACGAAGAGGAGCGGACCATGGAAGCCCTCACCATTAAACAGGGAGAGGCCTGGGTGAAACACCAGGCCGTGAAGTTCACCCCGGCCGACACCAACGAAGGCCAGGGCGGCGACATCACCACCGACGTGAACGGCAACCTGGTCTACACCGTAGGCGGAGACCGTCCGGAGATCGACGACTTCATCGAAAACCAGCACGGCCGCGGGTTCTTCATCGGAACCATCGACCGCGTCTCTGGCAAGAAGAAGATCTACGGCCGCCCCCGCTGCCCGTACTACTTCCAGAACCACAGCCGCCGGAAGAACGGAGAGAACACCAGCTGCGACATCACGTTCACCAGCCCCTTCATCTTCCAGCCCCTGGAGTACCTGGGCGAGTTCACCACAACGGTCAAGCCAGGAACCTAACAGGCAACCATCTCACCAGACAGGGCCGCAGGAGCAGGCGGCCCTGTTTTTTCTAAAAAACCCCGAAGATGTACGACTTTCTCACAAAGAAAAAACTAAAGAAACGCGCCCAGGCGGGCCATATCCAGACCTATCGCGCCATGCTTTCAGAGCGCCAGGTTCCCGCCTCCGGCTGGGTGGCCATCAACCCCCAGGAGCTGGCCGAGGATCTGCTGTACATCCTGCTGGACTACTACAGCATCGAGGAAATCGAAGCACGGGCGAGCGGTGCCGTACCGGCGGCCGATCATTTTCGTGACGTCACGAAAAAGGTCGGAGACACCACTGGCAGTGAGCCGGTAAAAAAAAAGTATCTAAACAGCAGGAATATCCGAACATCCGCTGGAAAGACATGGATGACCCTGTCGTCCGCCTGGCGGACAGTATCTTCTCGGATCGCATCAGCTGCTGGCAGCGTCTTCAAGAGCTCGAAAAACTGACGCAGGAAGAGAGCGCCCCGGTGGCCGTCCTCCAGGAGATCGTCCAGCTGGAGATCCGCCGCGAGCTGTGCTTCCAGGAGCTCCGCCACCTGAACGACAAGGGCTCCTTCCTGGGCAAGCATCCCTTCATCTCCCAGAAGTCCGAGCGCGAGCAGGTGTTCCAGATGCTCAAAGACGACCCGGAGAAATACTTCGACGAGCGGAAGAAAATCGAGGACAACATATCCCGCTACTCCTCACAGATCAACGGAAAAAAATCATCTGAAGCCGTCCGTGAACGTGCGAAGGCCAGCCTGGAAAAGTACCAGGTGAAGCTCCAGCTGTACAAGGACGTCTTCCGTGAATTTATGGGCAGACAATGAAATTTGAAGACCACACCGAAGAGTTCACCAAACAAGTGAAGGACTGGGCCGTCATGGGCCTGGTGCCCCGCCAGATAGCGGAGCGCATGTGCCTGGAAGGAGAGGAGCGCCGCGCCTTCATGATAGCCATCATGACCGACAAACACCCGCTGCACGAGGCATACATCACCGCCCGGCAGCATGGGATGGAGGATGCCGACACCGCGCTCGTCACCCTGGCCGATGCCGGTGACACCGACGCCCTGGAGCTGCTCTACAAGGTGCGCTGGCAGGATAACGTGAACAAGGTGAAAAAAGAACTATTTGACGTATGAGACCAGACCGCCTCGAACTGCTGGCCACCTATGACGCCGACACCATCCAGTCCTTCCTGGCCACCAAAAAGTCCGAAGTCATCCCTCCGGACATGCGCGACTACATCCTCCAGCTGGACTCCCTGGCCCAGATCTTTCACTACCACAAGAACAGCCAGAGCCGCGCCATCGAGGAGCTGCGGAAGCAGTGGCCCACGCTCACTGTCTCCCAGGCCCGGGAAATCTACCGCGACGCCATGGAGTACTTCTACCAGGACGCCGGTGTCAGCGCCAAGGCCTGGGATAACAAGTACGCCGACGCCCTGGACGACCTGGCCCGCGCCGCCATCGCCGCGGAGAAGTTTGCCACGGCCGAGAAGGCCTTCACCAAGGCGCACGAGCTCCGAACCAAGCAGCGGGAGCAGGAGGACTTCCAGTGGCACGCCCCGGTCTTCTTTATCAATATCAACGTAAAGCCGGAAGATCTGGGCTACGCCTCCCAGCGCCTCATGGACATAGCCCGCCGCCACGAGGATGACGAACTCCGGAAAATGATCAAGGGCCTGGAGACCACCGACGCCGAGAAGATCCGCCTCATGAACGAGGCAGGTATCCAGGACGCCCAGCTCGTAGAAGAAACCCCTGAAGACGATGAGTAAAGCACCCGCCGCTCCAGACTACGTGGAGCTCTACCAAAACACCATCCAGGCCCTGGTGAACATCGTGGACCCGAACAAGCTGTTCGTCATCGCGGGCCGCGCCCTGGGTAAGACCTCCCAGGTAACATCCCGCCGGATCCTGCGTGTGGCCGATGAGATGCCCAGGGAGGTCTCCATCATCTCACACAAGAGCTTTGTGGCCCTGTTCACCAACGTCATCCCCACCATCCTGGAGACCTTCCGCTCGGAGGTGACGATGCCGGACGGCAGCACCCGCACCCAGCTCATCGAGGGGCTGGACTACGTGGTGGGAGAGAAGGACCTGCCCAAGCACTTCCAGAGCCCGCGCTATCCGCTCCTCTATCCGGAGCGCTCCATCGTCTTTGCCAACGGACACGTGCTACAGGCCGTGTCCATCGACAGGGCCGAGTCCATCGCGGGCCGTTCCGTGGTCCACGCCTTCCTGGAGGAAATGAAGTACAGCGACGGCGAGAAGGTGCGGACGCGCATCATCCCGGCCCTTCGCACCTCCCGTATCGGCATGGGCTCCGAGGCCCACAAATCCCACCTCCATGGCGGCATCACCGGCGTCACCGACATGGGCCGCGTCTCCCTGGGCGAGTTCAACTGGTACCAGGACTACGAGAAGGAGACCGACCCGCAGCTCATCGCCGACATCGTCACCCTCTCCCTGGAGATAAACAAGGCCCAGTATAACGTCTATATGGGCCATAACGTGACCGCGGCGCAGAATAAGATACGGAAGTACCTGCCGCTCCTCCGGAGGCTCCAGAAGAGCGCCACGCTATACGTGCGCGCCAGCACCTTCGCCAACCGTGACGTACTGGGCCTGGAGTACTTCAAGACGCAGCGCGAGATCCTGGCCATGTCCGAGTTCCTCTCCTCCATCTGTTCCATCGGAGACCGGAACCGGGACAACCTGTTCTTCGACCTGTGGGATGAGCAGAAGCACACCTACGACGATAGCTACAAGTACAGCGTCATCGACAAGCTGAACCTGAAGGAAGCCTTCCGCATCACAGCCGAACACCTGAAATACTACCAGCCCCACGAGAAGCTGCTGCTGGGCTACGACCCCGGCTCCTTCTCCTCCGTGGTGGCCGCCCAGGTGGACCGCAGCGCCAACACACTCCGGATCCAGAAGGAGTTCTTTGTCTATCCTCCGGAGGATGCCGCCGACCTGGCCGCCCAGATAAACGCCTACTACGGCCCGGCCGCGAAGCTCCGGCAGATAGACCTGTACTACGACCGTGCCGGCAACAAAAAGAACAAACAGTACGAGAGAGACGCGGAGACCGACGCCAAGCGCCTGAAGAAAGAGCTGGAGAACTACGGATGGAGGGTCCGGCTCATGAACCTGGGCCAGGCCACCATCTTCCACTGGCAGCACTACCGGCTGTGGCGCCGGCTTCTGGCCGAGAACGAGCGCAGCGTCCCCCGGATCCGCATCGACTCCAATGAGTGCCCGAACCTTGTGAGCGCCATGTACTGCTGCAAGAAAATCCCGGGATCCTCTCCCGTGGAGCTGGACAAAAAGCCGGAGAAGACCGTGCCCATCCAGTTACAGGCAGGGCTCACGCCGCAGATCCCGTCGGCCATGACATACCTGGTGTGGGGGCTGTTCGAGAAATTCTTCCCGGGCGTCAAATCCTTCACAAATACCGGCGGCGGTTTTCAGAATTTTATGGGATAAAATCCTGCACTTTCCCCTCTTTTGTGGCAAAAATACCAGAAAAGAGGGGGTATTTTTTGCATTTTCACACACGGAATGTGGGACACTGTGAGATTTATAAAATAGCTATCCTTCTGTGACTGGGACAGTTAAGCAAAAAATTTTCATCGTTTTCAAAAAATCCGCGCTTCGAGAG